TAATACAAGTGTTGCTTTCCTAAGTGTATTGAATGTAGGATCAGCTTCTTTTGCAACAGTAATTAGATTATTTGTAATGATAGATGTTTCTTGTACAGTAAGTACATCATAGTTTAGCTTAGAACCTGTTAAATAATTCTCTGCATTAACTGTTGTAGATGTATCTAATGTTACAGTACAAACTGTTCCATCTACATTCCATATATCTATATCACCGTAACCACTGTTAGGTTTAGGTGTAATACATCCTATGTATTTTTCATCTTTAGTTCTAGCTATATAGAACCATTTAGCATTATCATATGTAGTACCTGAACCTAGATTCTTTATCCATTTAAAACCTGGTCTTTTAGTGAGACCAAAAGTAGGATCTGGATAACTGTTAAGACACTCCCTGACTTGACCAGGGAATTTCTTATCATCTGCTTGTCTGGATACTCCACCGAGATAATTATCTACTCGTTGTGTAACTGCTGGCATTATCGTGCTAAGGCTTGGAACGGTTTGTAACTATTATAGTAGTTAGTTTTATCGTATGGGTGTCCGAATATAGAATACTGACCTTGTTGTGTCTCATATTCTAAAGCAGTAGATCTAGCAAATGCTTCTTGTTGTTGAAGCATATCATATTGTGATCTATCTCCTACAATTCTTTGAGATGTTAAACTAGCAGCTCTTGATACAATAAAGTTTTGTATAGGTTCTGGTATATCTACCCAGTCAAATTCCCATATCACATCACATTCTACTGTATCGTGGTCAGGCCACTTGTATGTGTGATGTGCTCTATCATATAATCTACCATCTCTTCTAACAGCATCATAATCTATGTTTGCTGTATTTTCTGTTAGTTTAATTTGTAATATATTACTAGCTATATCTATTTCATTACGTGCTACACCTCCTACAAGAGTTGCAGATGGTGTAAATTCATAATGATTTTCTCTATTAAAGGTCCATCCTTCTGCTTGGACTTCCCTATTTACCTGTAACAATGTGTCGTATGCTATCGCAACGTCTGGGTTGGTAGTGTCTAGCGTGGTTACAGGTGCCTGACCACAAGACGACAGTATTTGATTTATAGCTGGTAATTCTTTTGTAGCGTTTGTGGTTGGAAAAGCCATAGGTATAAATATTTGTGAATAAAAAAAGGGGAACCGAAGCTCCCCTCGTATGTTGATTAACTATTAACTTAGAATGCAGCAGGTGCAGTTCCAGTACCAGCATATAGCTCAACAGAAGCTGCTGGATTTAGATAGTCAGCTCCCATAGCCAACCTACCTAGTATAACGTCACCCTGATAAATCACGGATACGTCACCACTGGTAACTTGTACTTGTGGGCCGATTGCTTCCACTACAGCAGCCGCTTCCTTCTGGAAGATCAGACCGCAGGAGTTTACGAAGTTGGCTTGTGTACCATACTCATTGTTGATACCTGTAACTGAATTACGAGCATCTTCAACGGATACCTGTGTGAAGGAACCTTTGTTTCCTACATCTGTGATGCCAGGAACAGTACCAGAAGCAGCTCCACCAAGCTTAGTACCGTACTCTCCGAAGAAAGGTACGTTCATAGACTTGTAGATCTTGATTCCAGCAATTTCATAGATACCCTTACCTGATTGGAGAGCATCCCCTTGCTTGTCACGGTTAACTAAGTAAGCACCTAGACCTGCACCATCTAGTCCTTTAATAAGAGCATAGTATTGGCGTGGGTTTAGTACGGCTACTCTGCCGTCAGAGCCTATTCCCTTTTCATCTAGTGCTGCAGCTGCATCATAGAATGCTGCCACGAGAAGATCAGGGTTGATTGAGTCGTCAGCATTACCTGTACCTACACGGATTTGTGTTCCGCCTGGTTCTACGAAGTTTGTTGCTGCAACTGGACTAGCCTTACGTGCTCCACGAGAGATTGCACGGAAGATTAGACGGTCATATTTCTCTGCAAGAGAGTAACCAATTTTCTTAGAGATTTCACCACGTAGGTCGTAGTGTGCAAGTGTCTCATCCAATTCATATACGAATGCTGAACTGATAAGTAGATCGTCAATTGTGACGGTCTTCTCAGCTACTGGAGGAGCCTTATCACTGTTACCTAGTATGCTATTTCCTGGGGTATGATACTCAGCGGTTGTGCGACCAGTGAAGATGAACTGTAAAGATTTACCGTTCTTCAAGGTACGCTTCATAACCAAGTCTCTAGCGATTGTGTTACGCTGGAAACCTTTGAACATCTCTCCAGAAAACAGCTTGAGGTAAAGTGCTCTTGTATCACCAGTCAGGTTTGATTGACCTAACTGGACAACCTGTGATGGGTTGGTTGAACTTTGATGTGCCATTTATTTGGATTAATTAAAAAGATATTTACTTTCTTCAGCTGAAAATTTTTGCGCTATTTTTATTTAGTTTTTGTAGGTCTTTCCCTACCGTCTAGACGGCAAAGGGTATCCCCGTAGGGGCCGATGCCAATTAGTTAGAAGTCCTACACTGAGGTGTTTCTAACCTATGATAATTTAAGTGGAGTGTTTCCACAAGGATGAAAAAGGATAGCAGTAAGAATACCACTATCCATAATTCATTTAGTTTCTTACTAACTTGTAAGAGCTTCTTCAAGAGAATCATAATCAATTTCCTCATCTACACCAGGTGGTTGTAATTCACTAGGTAAAGTGTCAAGGTGCTCTTCGGGTTTGTTATGATGAGCTTCATAATTTTTAGGCTCAAATGAAACAGGATGAGCTCTTTCAACGGTGCTTTGATGTGGCATGATTATAATTTAGAATTTGAATTTAGCACCTAGTTTAGTGCCGTAAGAATTGTCAGCAGTCTCATCGGATACGAATGATACTTCTCCATACACATCTAATCTATCTGATGCAGCTACGGAACCTCCGAACTTACCAGAGAAATCAGTTGTACCATCTACACCATCATCAGCTGAAAGTGTTGGTCCACCTTGAACATAATATCCAAGTTGTCCTAAGTTACCTTCATAACCTATGTGTAGATCTGTAGCACGGGAAGTATAATCATTGCCTGTATAAGATGCGTTGGTCTCGACGTTTACATAAACGCCAGCCATTGCAGGAGCCGAAGCGATAGATGCCGCTAGGGCAAGTGCAAGTTTTTTCATGTTAAGTTAATTACTTTGTAGTTTTAGTGTACTCAACACCACGATACCTTAGTTTTACAGTCATTGTAATACTCCAGTACCACACCCCCGTTCCATGATGTGGTTTCATGCGTTCTCAAAGAGAATGAACGGACATGATGTTGAGGTGGCTTCTTCTGATTTCGACTATCGAGCCGCCAGTGTTTTATTTCTTAGGCGGTCTGCCTTTCTTTGTACCATAAGTACCTTTACCTTTAGGCATATTCTACCTCCTTAGTAGCAGCCAAGTCAAGTGGGAAGTTATGTGCATTTCTTTCATGCATTACTTCCATTCCTAAGTCTGCCCTGTTGAGCACATCAGCCCAAGTTGGGATAATCCTTCCATTGGCATCGGTGACGCTTTGATTGAAATTGAATCCATTAAGGTTAAAAGCCATAGTGGAGATTCCCATAGATGTGAGCCATATACACACCACTGGCCAAGCACCAAGAAAGAAATGAAGAGCACGACTATTATTAAAGCTCGCATATTGAAAAATTAATCGACCAAAGTAACCATGTGCGGCTACAATGTTATAAGTTTCTTCTTCTTGTCCAAATTTATACCCATAGTTCTGTGATATATCTTCAGTTGTTTCCCTAATAAGTGAGGAAGTAACAAGACTTCCATGCATAGCAGCGAATAAAGCTCCACCGAATACCCCTGCAACACCGAGCATATGGAACGGATGCATAAGGATATTGTGTTCGGCTTGGAATACGAACATGAAATTGAAAGTGCCAGAAATACCAAGAGGCATACCATCACTAAAACTCCCTTGTCCAAAGGGATAGACCAAGAAGACTGCATAAGCTGCAGCTACTGGTGCTGAATATGCTACACATATCCATGGTCTCATCCCTAATCTATAACTAAGTTCCCATTGGCGTCCCATGTAGGCGGCGATCCCGATGAGAAAGTGGAACACAATAAGTTGATATGGTCCTCCGTTATATAACCACTCGTCGATGGTTGCAGCTTCCCAGATTGGGTAGAAGTGAAGACCGATTGCATTTGAGCTCGGTACGATAGCTCCTGAGATGATGTTGTTTCCATATAAAAAAGATCCAGCAACAGGTTCTCTAATCCCGTCAATGTCTACAGGCGGTGCTGCGATGAAAGCAATGATGAAACATGTTGCTGCTGTAATAAGACATGGAATCATAATGACACCAAACCAACCAACGTATAGTCGGTTGTTGGTGCTCGTTACCCAATCACAGAACTGATTCCAATTATTCTGTCTTGGTAATGTAAGTGTAGTCATGCTTTAAATTTCTGAGCTCCTATTAAAAGGGTTTCTATTAATTTTTGAGGATCGTTTCCTAAAGGTGTGCCTTTAAAACTACCAGTTCTAGGATTTCTCCCTTGACTATCTAAGTAATCAGTCAATGCTGATGCATCTGCTAAAGGTAGTTGTGGTCCACCTAGCCACTTCTTGATCATATCAACCTCTGTATCACTAGGATTATTTCTAGTTTTGTTGTGCATCTTAGCACCTTTGTTAACTTTTTTATGACCAGCTGGATCTATATCAAAGCTAGGTCCACCAGCTATATCTTGAAGTTGTTTGATCATAAGATTAGACCAACCTCTTCTTTCTAATTCATCTTTATTTGGTCCTGATGCTTCTCCATATTCAGAATCATCTTTAGGTATATCAATTCCTACACCTTTTAGATTAGGCCACATGTTTAGATCAGCTAACTTTACAGGCCAATCTTTACCTGGAGGCATTGGATTAGGATAACCAGGCCAAGGAGGTTTACCTGGATTACCACCTGGAGGTGGGTTTTCCGCAGGTCTTTCTCTTCTACTTATGGTTAATCCTTTTTGTACACCATCTTGGTGTATCTCACTTAATTCTTTTGGACTGATTTGTAGTGATCTAACCATGATTAAAATTTCATTTCAGATTGTGCTAATTTTTCCATTACATCATTACGATATGCTGGATCGTTATCATAACGTGGGTCAGCCATAGCAGCAACTAATTCTTGCTGACTACGGTATGTACCTTGTCCACCTTTTGGTGCTTGTCCTGTTAACATTCTACCTTCGTATCCTACGCTTTCATTGTATCTTTGTGCTAGAGAATTAATTGCAAAGAATGCAGAGGCTACATCACCTCTACCCATAACAGAATCAAACATATCCACTTCTTGTTTAGTTAGATTTGATTGAGCCCATTGTAACATCTTACCATAATTCTCTTCTCCTCCAGCCACACCTTTTAATTCCTTAACATCTTGATCAGACATCTCAGGTATAGGTATATACTTAGATTCAGCATCTGCTCTCCAATTCAAGAATTGTTGTACTACATCTTGAGTACTCATGCCTTGAAGTTTATCTATAAGTTCTTTACTAACTTCACCTTTTTCAGATGATGCTTGTTCATATAAATCTTCTAGGAAAGCAAAGTCAGGAGGTGAATCATCTGACTTCTCTTCTGTATCAGATTTCTCTTCCGCCTGTGGCTCATCTGAACTTTCTTCTTCTGAAGTTGGCTCAGATTTTTCGCCCAATTTTTTTTCGAGTTCTATATAAGCCTTCTCTAATTCTTGAGCATTTTTGTACTTACCAGCAAGAGCTTGTTCCTGCTGGTTTTCCATTTCTTGTCCTACTACTAAGGACTCTTGTTCATCTTGTGTTAGATTATTCTCCGTGGTAACTGAATCAGTACCAGGATCATAAGTCATTGTTTCTGCCATTAGATTCCTTCAGGTGGTGGTTCTAGTTGTGCTGCTAAAGCTGGATTTTTAGATGGATCAGCTAGCGGAGCCTTCATCATGTTAGGAGTTTGCTCTGCTATTGTTTGTTCCATCTGGGCTTGTTGTTGTGCTTGCTGTTCTTGTTGAAGCTCCTGTGCACTCTTAACGAGATTAAGAACATCAATACCTTGAGCAGCTGCAAGCCTTTTAATAAGTTCTTCAGGATTTATATACTGTTGAATAGCTTCTGGTCCCATTGTTTGAGCAATGGTAGTTAAGAACTGACCTAAAGCCTGTACATCTTGTCCTCTACCTAATGAATTAATACCAGCTACAATAGTAGGTTTAACTAATCCTTTAGGTATACGTGGAATTTCTCCTGTCTTCTGAAATACATTTAAGTACCTATCTAAATATGGTACTAAGAATTCTGTGGTTAACAGTGAGAATAAACCACCTAACTGCTGTTCTAATTCTAACTGAGTCATGCGTACTTCTTCAGCTGTAGTACGTTCTGATTGTCTTACATTAAGAATTAAAAATGCTTCACTTAATCTTTTTTCTAACTGCTGCATTAGCTCGTAAGCTGTGCTGAAGTCCGCAGTCTTTCCTACTTGTACAACACCGATATCGTCTGGTCGTCCTTGAACGATTGCTCCATTGCCTGCTTGGGCTAGTGTGGCGGGTTTAGTAGTACTTGAGGGTGAAACTACAAAGACAACCTTAGCTGCCGCTGCAGAGCCTTCTACGATAGCCTGAGAGAGTGCTTCAAGAGACTTAAGATCTCCAATGAATTGTCCTACTCTTCCTCTACCGTAAGCTTCACCGTCTACTGTATTAAACCTCAATGGTAACCACGGAGTAGCATCTACTGGTGCTTTACTTTGTGATCTAGGGAGTATCTTCCCATATACTTCTTGGTGCCAAATAAATCTGTTATTGTCACGTGTGACATGAGTGTACACATCGCATTCTTCTTTACCTAAGTCTGTTAGACCTTCATCATTAGCAGACATAGCTGCTCTCTTGACTTCATCTTCTTTAGGTAAGTACTCTTCAATTAACTTTTTATTGATACGTTCTTTCGTGACTATTTCAATAACATCTCCGTTACCATCTCGTTCTATAACGTAGCGATTTAGAGGGAATAGTTTTAGACCTGCCTTACCCATAAATAGTAGAGCATTACCACCAACTACTAAATGCTGTAGTGCCTGGTGTATTTGTACACGGTCATCTGATGCAGCAATAGCATCAATGATAGTACGCTCTATCTTGGCAAATGATAAGTCTAATTCTGATTTAACTTCTGGTCCAAACTCTTCACCTAAGTTAGCCTCATCCACTTGTAGCTTAAAGAAGCTAGTGTTTGGAGGTACAAGACTTAAGGAAAGTTTAGAAGCTAAGGCTACTACACCTTTAGCTCCTACACTTTGCCATGGAGTCTTTAGATTTTTCATACCTTTAGAGTACTCCTCGTGTCCTCTTATAAGATATGGTAGAGTTAGCTTAGAAGCCTCTGCTGCTTCGCTTAGAAACTGGGTACGGTCACTACACAAATAGTCATAACGTTCTTTAGCTGTTGCCATTGTTATACGTTAAGTGATCCTGTTTGTAATGATCCTCTTCCTGATCCTGTTCCACCTGATACTTTAGTAAAGGTCATACCTTGTGGTGTTTGTACACCGTATACTCCTGTACCTTGTTTGTTAGCCAGGTTGTAGAGATCTTTCATCTGCTGCTGTTGAGCTGTAGACATACCTTGGAACTGTGCTTGTAGTCCTGATAGACCTTGTGCTCCTGCCCCTACTTGTTGTTGCAGGTTAGCTATATTCGCTTGTTGTCCTGCTCCTTGTTGAGCTAACTGAGAAGTAGCAGACAGTAGTTGATCTCTCATCTGTTGCTCTCTACCTATTTGAGATTGTCTTGTTGCCATCCAATTCTGAAAACCTGCTCCTTCTCTAGCATGTCTATCGAAATTAGATCTAATCCATGCATCATCATATGGATTCTCTTGTTTCACCGTGTGGTGAGTTGTTTTGTGACTTCCGCCCATTGTTATTAAGTGTAAGTGTTACGAGGGAATGGTTATCATTCCATTTTAATTTTTTGGCAAGTCCTTTCCTTACCTTTGCTTCGATAAAATCACAACCATTAATTTTAGCAAAGTTAACTACTGAATCATTGAAGGTATCCATTACTTCATCAAATTGACGACCAGATTTAGTGGCCCATCCATATATGTGGAAGGATTTCTGGCGTGGATACTCATCAAATGATCCGAAACATACTGATACTAATCCTGATTCATCTGTAACTATCCATAGGAATACTTGTCCATTTATGATAGGTCTCAGAAAATCATCAGCATCAACATCTTCTTCAGCGTGAGCAACTGCTTTAGTTATTAATGGTGCTACTTCATTCCAAACATGAGGCACTTGGTTAGGTTGTAGTAGGAGTGCCTGCATTATTTACTCTTTCTTTATACCACTCCACTACAGAACGCTGACCTGCTTTATACATGATAGCAGATAGCTGTTCTTTAGGGTGTGGATTTACGGGTGGGAATTTATCGTCCATCTCTAATGAGAGAGACTCTGTTGTTGGACCTATTAAAGGTTCAAGCGTATTGGGGTAGATTTGTGTTTGCATGTTCAAAGAATGCTGGCATACGAGCTCGCTGTGTATCAGAAAACTCTGGGGCTTTGCCCTGATACATTAAGCTATCGCTAGCATCCAGCCAAAAATTTTTGTCCAAATATTTATCGCTAGTATTTATACCTAGAGGTTGTAAAACCCAGTTAATTGTGGCCTTCCTAAGTTTATCCAAAGAAGCAGAAGGGCGTAAACCCAACTCATGACAAACAAGGCTATTACTTGCGACGTGGATCTGTTCGTCTCTTGAGATATCTGCCGATACTGTCCTAAGAGCAGGATCGCCATTAAACCGAAAGAAAGGGAGTAGAACAAAGAAGATTGCTCTTTCAGCGACGAGAGCTTTGGTAATTGTATGATCAGGGTGTTCAATCCATGCATCACGTAACCTCAAAGCTTCGCTCTCTGACTGTGAATCAGCCCCATGGGCGTCAACAATGTAGCCAAGTGCCAGATCATGCTTGATCTCATCTTTAACGTTCGACTCAAGAAGAATCCGAGCGTTGTCGGGTACTTCTTTTTCAAGTCCTTCTTGTATAAATTCTCCCACTGGTAGCTCCATATGACGTATTGCGAGAGCACGTTTGATGGTTTCTTCAGCACCTTCTTTTAATTCTCCTCTTGTAGGTTTTACTGGGGTCCAAGTTCTTTTTCTTTCTAATAATTTTTGATAGGGATGTTTTCTCATTACTCTTGACAATCACATGTTACAGGTTCATTTAGAATGTCCTGCAAGTAATCATCGACCTCACTCTGATCTAATGCTGCATACGCATCGGTCTTATCTTGTGTGTCTCCCATTACCTGTAGGCTATAGTATAAGGAGGTTTGGGGTGAAATTAACCACTCTTCCACGAAGTTTCTATCGTATATAACGACATCACTCCAGCTATTAAATGAATAGCCGTGAAGAAGTCCTGTGTTATTGAGCATTATCATTGTGTGGTCTGCAACAAGCCTATAATTGTGCCAACCTACTTCTGAGGCGATCTCAACTTCGCCATAATCATAACTCTGTACACCAAAGGTGCCAGAATCTCTATCAACTTTACGGCTGATAGGTGGTGCTATTTCAGGGGTAGCAGTGTACCCATCTAAATCTTCACTCCTATAACTACAGGAGGCAGTAGGAGCTATAGCAAAAGCTCTTACCATATTATGTTCTCTTGCTATATCAGCTGCTGCATCTATAGCTTCTTTAAATATCCCAGCTAAATGTTCTGCTGGGGATACTAATGGTTCCTTATAATTTACTTTCTGTAAAGCAAGTCCCCATTCTTTATAAGTTATGTTGTTCCTTCTGAGGAAGTTTGCGAGGCCGAGTGCACCGAGTCCAACTTGGCGGTCGATATCAGCTGGCAAGTATTCTCCAGTTGTTCCAACACCTGTCCGACTATGGAGCTCGCACAACTGGCGCATACCCTCACAGAAAGCCTGCTTGAGGTCTCCTGCACTACAGGCAGCGAGATTGACATGTTGTAACAAGCAGGTTCCACGTGAGGGCAGGTAAACCTCAAGACAGACGTTGCCATAAATTCTTTCTCCATTGTGGTGTTTAATTTTATTTAGCCAGATATCTCCTGACTTAATGCCATGTAATAAGGCATCTTTTACTTTATTGTCTGTGTCATGCCATTTTGACGCATCAAGATCGACGCACCTTTTGACCCATGCGAGCTCCTCTCTTGGAGCATTAATAAAGTCGAGAATATCAGGATGGTCAATGTCGAGATGAAGAACAACTGCGCCATTTTTGTACACCCCTCCTCTTCGTAATGTTTCATTTAAGGTTGAGTAGATTCTGCCGAATGATACAGGGCCAGAAGCCGTAAGACCTCTGCCGTTTTCTGCTCCTTTGGGGCGGAGCTTAGATAAATGGACCGCAACGCCTGCTCCAAATCGGAGTCCATGGCTGACATATCTCCACGAGGCTTCGATTCCATTTGGTCCCTCCATTGAGTCTTCAACTACAAAAACTGTACAACTTACGGGTAGTCTTGATTCAGGATTATCCAACCATGATTGGACCCGCCCTGTGCGAGATATTAGTTCTGCTGTCATTAGAATAAGTCTTCTAAGTTAGGTGGTTTATAATTTGGTCCTTTAAGAACCTTACCGTCTTCCCGATAGATGGGTTTACCATCTTCATCCAGTTTAGACATATTTGATTTGTGAACACGGTCCAAGGCTTCATCTAAAAACCATCCCATGTTCTCTGCATACTGATAGCATACATATACTAAATCAGCAAGTTCTTTCAGACACTCTTCTTTTATATTTCTTCCATGCCTGAATAACATCCCCTCTGCTTCAAGAAATTCTTTAAATTCTTCTATAATTAGATTCTTTTGGTATGACCTGGTAGGTTTACTTGAATCATTTTTTATATTGTATTTAGATCGGAATTCCCTGGCTTGAGTGGACAAGAAAGATTTCTTCATGTGGCCAATGTTTAACTAAGTTTGATAATGAATTACCTAATATATAATTCTGCTTCTGAAGGGCCATGAAAATCTCAATGATCTCATCTTTATTATCATGATACCCTTCAGTTATTTTATCCCTTATTACTCTCATCTTCAGATCCTGCTCCATAGTTAACTTTGTAATTGGAGCTGGGAGACCATAAGATGGGTCTGTTCTCTGTGAAGTCATAATCATCTACTGTTAAAATACGTGCTAACCTAGCGTTTACTAATGCATCCTGTTCTGTCAAATCTTTATCTTTAAAAGCTTTGACCACAGTTTTCCAAGAGTACCCTTCTTTATTGAAGAGAGTTTCTGCTCTCTTAACTCCAATTCCAGGGACTCCGCCATATCCATCAGTTTGATCTCCAGAAAGACACTGGATAAGGTGCCAAGCTGCTCCGCTTTCGTTACTGATTGTAAATCTCTCATCTAAGTTGTATAATTCCCCAGGAATTTGTTTCATATCCTTATCAGGACTGACTATTATATTCCCTGGGTTTTGCGTGGCGTATATACCCATTGAATCATCTGCCTCTAATTCAGGCAAGACAATTACTTCAAACTCAGTCTTGAGCTTGTTGATTACACGTTTGTAACCACAAGGTTTCTTACGCATTCTATGCCCTTTATAATCGGGTAAGATTTTTTTCCTAAAATTTACTGTATCTGAAAAGAATAGTATTATAGGAGTGAATGACCCAAATTGGTCTCTAATTTTGGCAAGCTCTCTACGTGTAGCGGCAAGTGCATCACTAAAGTGACTAGTGACAAGGATAACGTCATCACCAAAGTCAACTTCAGTTTCCGCTGCCGCACATGATTTGTATACGATGTAATCGGCATCAATTAATAATTTCATAGGTGGTTAATGTACTTCGGCCCAATTATTTCCTGACTGTGATTCAGCAGCAATTGGACATCTTAAGTTATAGTGTTCTCCTGCTTGCATAGCACTAAGCTCCAGCAGGAATTTTAAATCTTTTACTTGTTCAGGTTTACATTCAAATTGTAATTCATCGTGGACAAAAGCTAATTGATGGCAATCAGGTAAATCATATTTACTGACTATTACCATCCACCGCTTTGCGATACACGCTGCCGATCCCTGAAGCAAATAGTTTAATGACTTATGTGGTTTATCTACTAGGATACGTCTCTTATCTAATCCGAGAACGTACCCTCTCTTACTAACCTCACGTACCGCTTCCAGAAGGTCTTTAAGCCCTGGAATAGCTTCAACGTAGGCTTTCCTAATCTCTCTACCTTTCTTTGCAGCCTGTGTATCTGATAATTGCTTGTCATAACTATGGCCTATTTTGGTATCCCCAGCCCCGTAGAGGAAGGCGTAGGTGATGGTTTTAATTTGTTTCCTGGTAACTCCAACTTTTTCTGCATTGGTTTGGTGAATGTCTCCATTGATGAGGATGTCGGCATAACGCCCCTCATCATATTTAGCGAGGTAATGTGAGAGCATCCGTAACTCAATACCACTAAGATCGGCACCAACAAGTACATAAGTTGGCGTTGATGTAAATAATCTTCTAAATCGTTCATCTGAAGGTACTTGACTAAGGTTTGGTTTTCGGTGTGCACATCTAAATGTAGATGTAGCGACGGAACAGTGGTGATGTATTCTACTAGACGTCGTAACAAGCTTCTGCCATGCGTTCACGCCTTCTGATATCATTCCTAACTGCTTCGTCAGATCCAGTAGTTTCAGAAATTGGAGAGCTATATCCGTCCCAATATCCTTCAATACCGTCTCGTTTATGACTGGCTTCCCTGTAGAGGTCATTAATAACGGTTTCCAGCCATAGTGTGTTGTCAGTATCCATGCTATGTGATCCCTAGATGTGGGATTAAAATCTTTTAATTTTGTGAGTGGTGCTCCTTCAACATAGCCTGTTCGCCTATTAGTTCGTTTAGGACAAAATTCCTGTCCTCTAACGTAAGGGTGGCGGTTGAGTAATAACTGAGTAGTGCTTTCATACTCTTTTCTGAGAGTCGATTCAAGTTCCCGTGCAGCTCGTTCATCAAAGTACCATCCATGTATCTCCTGTTGTGTTAGTATTTGTGCTACCTGATGTTCTAACGTAAGCCATTCAGGTAAGGGTGAAAGTGGTCGCATAGTTTTTTCGTAACAACTACGTCTTGTTCACAATAATCTTGCATTTCTTGAGACCAGTTAGACCAATCAGTAGTCTTACCAAAGTCTCCCTTATATTCACCAAGTCGATGTCCATAAGCTTCAAGAGAATGTGAACCGTATAATTTAGTAGGCATATCTTTCCATTTATGCTTCTTATCTATATCGAGTAGATTCGGATGATATAAGCGAGATAGCAAAAGAGTATCAACAATAACAGGAGGATACTCAAAGAAAGGATAGAGCCTTTTAATGAGAGGTAAATCAAAGCCGATGATATTGTGACCGACGACAACATCAGCCATTGAGATCCATTGGACCGCCGTGGTGATACTGTAGCTGCTACCCATTGGTAAATCCTTGGGGTCTTCTGCGTACTTTTCGTCGTTAAATGATTCGGTTCTGTCTTCCTCAAGCCAATAAATGGCCATACAATGAAATCGGGTGGCATTTCTTAATAATCCGTTGGTTTCCGTGTCAATTACTAGAGTTCCTACTCCACTGGTATGTTTTGTCAACAAATCGAGCACGTTCTACTGCCTCTTTACTAGGTGGGTTAGGTCTAATTAATTTATTATCTGCATGTTCATACCATGGATGTTCGTATCCCCCGTCAAAAATCCGTGGACGGGTTGAATTTGGGCGTGGTCTTAGTTTCATCTTCAATAAAGCGACATGTATCTAAATTGTAAGCTAGTTCACATGCGATACCAACTTCGCCTGAATAGCGATTTTTAAGGACTCTAACTGTCGTAAGTTTTCGATCAGTGTCGGCCTGTTGATCGACTTCGAGGGCAACAACTGAATCTGATATTTGAGCAATGCTGTGAGATCCTCTAAGTGAGGACAAACTAACTCGTCCTCCTTCCTCATGGCTGTGCTTGTCATTTCCTGCTCTCCTCAAGTGTGATACTAAAAATAATGCTATACCTGTTCTCTCTACTAATGACCTTAGCTTAGTCATAGTAGTATCTATCATTCTACGTTCGTCTCCATCTAGACCACTCAATAATATACTGAGGTGGTCTAAGAATATAACACGACACTCCAATCCACTGGCAAGGTATTCGATCCGATTGTATATGACGTCAGGATCAAAAGAGCCGAAGCCATCAAAAAGGTAAAGATTCCAATTGTTAATGGAATTATGAAAAGCTGTTTCGAGTTCTTTTTCATCGTGTTCTCCTATCTGTAGGTTCTTACCAACAGCTGTGGACATCAATCCAAGTGCTGTTCTTCTATTACTTGCTTCAAGCTCCAAGATCCCAACATGTTCGCCTTTGCACAACAAGTCAGTTGCAATGTGACGCATGATTGAGGTCTTTCCTGAACCAGAGCCAGCACAAAATGTTGTAAGTTCTCCATACCTGATCCCGTGTAGTTTCGTATTAAGTCCTTTGAAGGGGTATTCATGGTCATATGGTGCCTGTGGCGTGGTTACTATTTCTAATAAAGATTTACCATCTATAATTCCATCTGGTCTAAATGGTTTTGCATCCCATATAGCTTTTCTAATCGCTTCTGTGTCTCCATCTTGTAGTGCTTCTGATGGGTCTTTATATGCCTCCATACGTGCGATTTTAACCTTGCCTGGAGGTAAGACTGATGCAGCATCTTCTGCTGCTTTTCTTCCTGGTTCATCGCTATCAAAAAATAAGATTATCTCTTCATACCCTTGGAATAAAGGTATTTGTTTTTGGATATCTTTCTTCGCACTAGCTGCTCCATGAGGTAAGCTGACCATTGGCCAACCTGACATAGCTTCATAACAGCTAGCAGCATCTAGTTCACCCTCAGTAACAACAATACGTTTACCAGAGTTAGGGAACAAATGCTGGCCGAATAAAGTATCAGTGGAAATTCCTTCATAAGTAAATTCTTTCCTTTTGTTCTTTATTTTGACTCCAACAAGTACTCCATCGCTTGTAAAATATGCGAAGCGTAAAGTCTCTCCATCTCTGTAGATCCTGTACTTCTCGCAAGTTGCGACAGAAATTTTTCTCTTTCTGAGTTCTTGGGCGTACCCAGTGAGTTGGACATTTGACATTTTCCGTTTTGACTGTGAATTGAGATTTATACCCTCTGCGGGTGTGTAAGTGTGACATGAAAAACAGAACTTGTGGCCATCAGTATATACTGAGCTAGCATCTGATGAGCCACAATGATCACATGGTTCATGTGTCACAAATTCTGATTCGGTCATATTAACCATTCAAGTGGGATATCATGGAAATGAGTCCATGGTATCTCATGCTTCTCGCACCATTGAGCATAAGTAGTTTTTGATCTCTTTGATATGGTATTATATGGTGCTTGAAATACCATCCTTATATCTATATCTGGATTATCCCTCTTAACAGCAAGGATCTTCCTTCTATCTTCTGGAGCCCAATAACCTTTTGCTTCAAGATATGTGTGGTTAGGAAGTATAAAGTCAGGGCTATAGTGATGTTGAATAGTATAAGAAAGCTTAGTGGATTCATATTCATAGCTGACACCAAGCCCTTCAAGTAGATTAGCGATCTTCTCTTCGAGCTTGGATCTAAATTTTATCGGCTTCTCATGACGGGCTTTAAGATCAGCATAAGCTTTCTTAGCCCATTCAAGAGATTTATCCTTAGAAGTCTTCGTCTTCGGCATCGGTGGTAGTTTCTGCGGCAGTAGCTTTATATCCACTTGTTTTACCAAATAGATCTGCTACCTGTGTCTCATCTAAGTCACCTGAATCAGTACCAGCAGCTGAAGTATTTAGTTCAACAACTTGTACGCCAACCAACTTAAGAGAGCTACCGTAGGTAATCCCATCCCTAAGAATATATGGTTTTTGATAGAAACCCAATTTAACAGTAGATCCGCCATATAAAGGTGTCTTAGTATCTGTTACAGGTGTGCCTTCAGTATCAACTACTGGAGGTCTTTTATCTTCACCCCATGAGAACTTGATTTTATATTTACCCTCTGCAACTTCCTCCCATGGAGTAGGTTTTAGAGTGGCCCTCTTAGGGTTCTTTAGTTTGGACTCAGCCCATTTAAGAACATCTGCCCTTTCAGTTTCTAGATCATCTATAATAGACGAATCAACTACAGCTGATAATGAATAACCAAATTTACCTGGTTCTAGTATAGCTTGGAAGCCTTCTAGTTTAACACTCTCAGTGATGTGTACGCTTTTGTTAGACATCGCAGTTTACTCCGTTATCAAGTTGGTCTAAGTCTTTGCCTGCTCTTTCAGTAGAGGAATTTAATCTTTTAACTTCTGTTTCTAATTTCTCATAGAACTCTTGAAGTTGTTCGATCCGTACCTTTACTTCTAACAGTTGCTTCTCTTTTTGTTTAAGTTCAGCAGCTTTCAGTCTTTCTTCAGACACCACTACTATAGTAGGAGGTGCGAAGAAACTATCAAATAATGAATACATTTAACAGAAAAAATAAGTTGAATCAATCACGGTCTCTGGTTTAAGATCACCTATGATTGGTGGTTCAGTTTCGACACCTATCTGTTGAGCAAATTCATGTAAATAATCATGCTCTGCAAATAGATGCATGTATGTCTCTCTTATTATAGCAGAGAGTTCGTCCATGTCAACGGCTCGTGTGAGAACGCTGTCATGAATTAAAGCTATGGGGTGATTGAAGCGTCGTATACTTAAGTGAAGCAAACTCGCATCTAGACTGTGAATCAGATTTGGGGCGGTAGCAGCTTTATGTCTGTTTAAATCTACCTCATTCTTATCCTCAATGGCTACATTTAACTGACATCTACCTAGTAGTTGTAAGTCAAACATCTTAACCCTCTTCTTCATTATCTTTTGTCTGACAATAAATCCTGAAGGTGTTACCCATTGAAGCTCAGTTGCTCCATTCTTAATTACTTGTGATACTCCATTCTCAATCCATTTCATAACAGCCATAGGGCCAGGTACTACGGATTGCATAGCTTCTCTAACAGCTTTAACAGTTACTGTTAGATCATCTTTATCTATCTCTACACCTTTCTCAATAAGAGCATCTTTAATGTATGATCTATTTGAGAATGGTTTTGCATTATATGGGATAGTCATAACAGTGCGTTTGACACACTTCCTATCCCATACAGAGTGTAGCTTGTGTGGTATATAAGGTTTAGCACACTCAGCTACTACCTTATATGCGTCTTGCGGCCTATCAGAAGGCAACACATTGACGAGTTGTGCTGTCTTTCGGTCTCTTGCTAATCCAGCAAGGATCTGTAAGCCACTACATGTAGCGTCGGTGGCAACACATAATCTAGTCGTGTCTCTGGTGCGTTTAGTTACTACCGAATAGTACTCCTCACAACTAGCTAGAAATTGCCACGGCTCTTCCGCTGCCTCCCAGTCACCGATATTTCCTATAGGATCTTCGGCTACTCTGGTAATCAACGGTATATTATTCTGAGTCCACTCCAACCGTTCAGACATAGTTGATTTGTCTAAACCGTATGTTGTTGCTACTTGGAAGGCAAGCCACTCTTCCCCTGAGTCAGTGATATATGCTGCCTCAGCGAAGTTAATAAGTGATTTTCCAAAGTCTGTGTCTTGCGGAGTAAGAAATGCAGGAATCGGGTAAGCCCGTCCACGATAATCAAAACTCCAAGGTATAAACCAATGATCACGATTTTTAAAACGTTGGACTGTCTCCATTGTCATGCGTGTGCGGCAGGATCTCTTGAACTCTGCAGCTCTCTTATTCATTACTTCTGCAGCGGCTCTACGATACGCTTTCCTAGAGTCCTTATTCTCTGCTATATCAACAGGTTTAGGTGGCAGATCATAATGAATAATAGGGAGAAACTTACCAACACTTATGCCAGCCTGTTGCAATTGTTCTGCAACTCTGACCGTGAAAGGGTTTAAACGATACCCGACCTTTTGTATCTTATTGATGAAGGCTAATGGTCTTTCTCCCTGTATAAGGCAGGGGTCGCCCCTCCTTACTAGATCATGACCGTGCATTACTTCATTTAGGATATATCCTCCTTGTACATCAGGAGCCCAATCCTTTGGTGTGACTAGCATTGGCCATGCTAAGGGACTAAATAACTCAGCGTTAGCCATTATCTCGTCCTTGATATCCATAAACTCAGGTGTGGGTGTAACGTAAACCGTAGTCTTACGACCTTCTCTAACCCTTTGTTTATGAAACCAACCACTAGATTCCATGATACAATTTAATAACCAAGTACCTAGTTTAATTCTAAGTTCAGTACTCCAAGGCTTCCATTGTTTAACATTGTACCTATTCATTAGTGTTTTAATAACTACTAATTTCTGTTGTGTACCACATGCTTTATGCCAATAGTTTTCCTTGAGTTTAGCTAGAAGTCCAGGTGCATTGGACTCATAATGTCTCATGTGACACTCATCTTCAACAGCTCTACCTATTGAATCACATACATTAACAGCTTGATTAGATCCCTCTTTATAAGAGAATACTTTATCAAAGGTTAATTTACATGCAATAACAGCAGCTGAAGGAGTATCTATATTTGCGAGCCGACTGTGAATCTCTTTAAAAGCCACACCATTGTGACCTTCATGGATTCTTTTGTTAGTCTTCTCTATCCTTTTAATAAGTAAAGGTAATAGTGTATCAATAGATGCGATACCATAAATACTTGCTGAAGCATAGCTTTGATCTTCTAATTTAATAGTTTGATCTTGTAATCTTTTAAGACCACAACTAATAGCTTCACGTTCAAGTTCTACTTGTTCGTCAATCTGTGCGGGTGTGTGCATAATCTCTGATCTCATCGTTTATTTGATCAGTTAATAGTTGTTTTACTTCCTCATAATGAGGGTGTTTAATTGATAGTAATTGTAGTGCCTGAGTTTCATACGTGTATATATCCTCAAGTGTCCTTGAATGCGTCATAATGAGTTTCTTTTGTATCAGTATTCTGAGGGTATACATAATGTACTGCATCAGATGAGCATACAACAAACTCACTGACACCTTCATTCATGATTCGTTCAGCTCGTTTCCTTGCTCTACTAGCAGTTGCATATACATACTCTGTAATTTCACCTGTATCTAGGCGTGTTTCTCGTATTATACAATTAACTGATGATGGTATCTCATATCCAAATATCTTCCAGTCCATGAACTCATCAAATTCAATAGGATGAAAGAAGTTATCAGGACATGAAGCTACTGCATCATAGTTATTAGGGAAATACTTCTTACGTTTCTTTTTAGTCATTTAGAATTAATTGAACATCAACAAGATAGTCATCCATGTATGCTGCTTCTTCCATAGCTTCATAAGCTAGTTCTTCAACATCTTCTGGATCAGCAGAGTGATAGTTAGATTCCATAATAAGATCTCTACCACTCTCTAATAGAACTCTGTATTTAGGCATGGTTGTTTGACTGTGAAAGGAGTTTACGTTTTAATTGTTTCATTCGTTTCCGTGCCTGTCTCAACGCTTGAGGTTTCTTTCTTCCTTTGTCTTTTCGCTGGACGTCCCCTTTTGCGTGTTTCAGTATTGTTGGGCTGTTCATTTTGTAATGCTCTAACTCTATTTAGTAATTCATCATACTGATCTTTCCAATGATGATCAGGGTAATGATGTAGAAAAGCTAAGATGGCATTCTCAATAAGCGCATTATCATTCATCTTCCCATTCTCCTTGTGGATGCGAGAAGTATCTTTTAATGATCTGTGTTTGATCATGATATCTAGCTATCTTATCTAGCTCAACACCAATAGCTTCCGTGATATCAGAATGCTCACCAATCCCAGCAGGATTAGTTAAGTATACTTCAACATTAGCTTTGTGTTTAGCTATCTCACCATTAGCATGGGCTAATAGTGCTTTAATTAATTCAGTTCGCATAATCAGTGTCCTCCTTTAAATCACTATACTCTCTATCTTGAACACCTCCATGATGTTCAACATTAGTATCTCTGTCCTCTACAAGATGATAATCTAAACTGAGTACAGGTAGAGCATCCCTTATTCTTTTCTGAACAAAGTCAATGATATCTCTAGGATCTGATTTAGTGGTGACAGTAAGAGTCACCTTGTATGTTTTAGTGTCGCTCATTGGTTGTAATCATTTAGTTCCGATTCAATTGAAAATGAATAATCATCAGAGTCATGTTCTTCAAACACTTCGTAGTTAGCAATTATTTGCTCAGCTTCCGCTGAATCATCAGCCTCTACATCATAGAAGAAATAACTTTCTGTGACTTTCACTGTATACAGAGGCATTAATATACCTCTGATAATTTAGTTACAAAACTCATTGGATCACCAATAAGTAGACCAACAGCATCTTGATTATATACATTAGCATATGCTTTACAT